GTATGGTTGCCCGAAAGGGTTGCGTCCGTGCTAAGTCATCAAAAAAAGTTTAAAAAGTTTTCAAATTTAATTTTCGCTACAAGTCTCGATTATCGTCGCTTGTAAATTCAAATGTTGCCAAGTGTGCCGGAGGCGTTGATTTTATAGTATTACTCGTAAGAGCCTTAAAATCAACTAGTTGGTTATTGTCAATTTCCCATACTTTCCAGCGGTTGAGGCTTAACATAGAGAGCTCTGGCTCTGTGTTAGTAAATACCCAAATGTTAGGGCTATCGAAATCCCATTCTTTATACTTGTTTCGATAATCATAAATGTAACCTGATTTTATAATCTCAATTGCCGTATAAAGCCCGAAAAGTCGTTCTTTACACATAGCCCGGGGGAGGTCTATAAAGATAGGGATTGTCTTTCGTATTTTTTTATCCATTAAAATATTACAACAAGATAAGACAAGCTTATCCGCATCGTTTAGGGGTGGTAAAACTACCCCCCCTAAGTATAGCCTTATAAGATGTGCCAAGGTGCTCTTTCCCTTACTCCCATCGGGGTCGTAAATGAGATTTATTAATCTGTCGTTAAAGTCGCCACACTTTTCAACCACGGCTTTTTGAAAAGGGAGAAGAGTATCCATTTTACCCCTAAATTGTCTCGGGATGTATTTAATTGTGTCAGTATCAGCCCACGGTCCATCTATGCGGCTTTCGTCCTTCATTACATATTCGAAATTTGTGGATGCTTCGCTACTCGTGGGGCTGTAGTGTCCCCCTACTAGTTTTAAAATATTAGCGGTGCGCCGTTTAGTTTTAAAGCTAACTCTACCCTGAAAATGTTTATATCCTGTTTTTAGTCCTTCTTCTAACTGAAAACACCAAAATTTACAATTATCAACTAAAACTTTTATTATATCATCCTTCGAATTACTTTCCATTGGACAAGTAAAATCGAAAACACAGATAGGATTTTTTGACATTACGGAGGCTTTTAACTTTATAAAAATATTTTAATTTTTCATTTTTAACGCGTTAAAAACAAAAATATTAATATCTCCGTAATTAGTAAGAGTATAAACTCAAAAAAACCAAATCGTAAATAATAAAAAATGTCTTTTGTTAAAAAAACTCGTAAAACCAAAACGGTCGCCGAGGTTGCCAAAAAAATTGTTAAGTTAGCTAAAGCCAAACCGACTTTAACCCAGCAAGTTAAAAATTTAAAAATAGTTGTTAATAAAATGAAACCAGAAACAAGAGAATACGAAAAATCTTTTTACGGGAATTTTGTAGGTCAAGCCAACGGAGGCTTGGTCTTGACTGGTTCGGGTCATTATAACGCTGAAATCCCCGTGAGTGTCCCGCATGATGGGAATGAAGTATCCATTCTATCAACTGACATAAGAATGCAACTATATAACCAGACAAACACGAGCCACTCAATAAGATTTAGGGTCGAGGTGTGGCGTTTAGTTGGGGGTTTAACTGTAGCCAGTCAAGTAGTGCCCGCGATGTATAATGTCAATAAATTTTTATATGACGGAAACACAAGCCTCCCCAGCATCTACGATATGAATAGTCTTCTAAATCCTGAAAGAGTTAGAAGCGCCGTTAAAATATATTCTAAAAAATTTAGAATGCCTCAAGAAGGTTTTAGCGCTGCTACAGAAACTAAGACGCTCAATCTTCGAATTCGTTTTAAGAAAGGTCATAAAGTCGTTTTTGATGCCTCTAACAATATTATGAAAGGTCAATTAGCTTTAGTAATCCTCGCAGATAGTGGGAATATTTCTTCGAGCCCACTTCCTGCCTTTTCAAATAGTTATTTCAGTAGTGCTACTCCATTAAGTGGGTTAAATCTCAATTACTGGATACGCCACAATTATGTAGATGCTTAATTATACTATTATTCTAGGTCGTGCCGTTTTTTCGTAGAAACAACAATAAAAGCCCCGAAGGGGTTTTTATGGTATGGTTGCCCGAAAGGGTTGCGTCCGTGCTAAGTCATCAAAAAAAGTTTAAAAAGTTTTCAAATTTAATTTTCGCTACAAGTCTCGATTATCGTCGCTTGTAAATTCAAATGTTGCCAA